TCCGACATCTGAGGTTGTAAGAAATTTAGCACTTACAGATAATATTGCATTCCCCTGGTTTGCAACTGCTGGTTACACAAGAGGTTTAGTAAATGCGGTTAAAGCTCGTACCAAACTAACACAAGAAGCGAGAGATACTTTGTATGAAGGTAGAATCAATCCAATTGCAACATTCTCAGACGTAGGAACAGTAATTTGGGGTAACAAAACTCTTCAAATCAGACAATCGGCACTTGATAGAATTAACGTAAGAAGATTGTTACTACAAGCTCGTAAGTTGATTTCAGCTGTGGCTGTTAGATTGTTGTTCGAACAAAACGACGAACAAGTAAGACAAGACTTCTTGGATTCTGTAAACCCAATTTTGGATTCAATCAGAAGAGATAGAGGTTTAGTAGACTTCAGAGTAACAGTTTCAAACAGTCCTGAAGATATCGACGCTAACCAATTGGTTGGTAAGATTTACTTAAAACCAACAAGAGCACTTGAATTTATCGACATCGAATTCTTGATTACTCCAACAGGAGCTTCTTTTGAAGACATTTAATAATTAAAAATAAGGGGGGTTGTTCACCAATCCCTCTTTTAGCCTAAACAAAAAAAAACTATGGAATTTAAAAAATCAAAATTAAATGAAAATCTTAACTTACCTAAAACAGGTAAAAAATCATTTTCAAAGAAGTCACAAAATATCATTGTTTCTGAAGCACAATTAGAAAGATTGATTGAAAAAATCGCAAAAAACAAAAATGTTTAAAAAAGTTTTAAAAGAGTTTTTAGAAGAAAAACTTTTACGTGAAGGTTTTGATGATGTTGGTAATCCTGATTTAAAGTATTATGCTTTTGATTGGGATGACAATATTGTTTTTATGCCAACAGAAATTATTGTGGCAACCGCTGACGGTGAAGAGGTTGGTATGGGTACCGAAGATTTTGCGGAATATAGAATGGATATCGGTAAAGAACCATTTATGTATAAAGGAAAAGAAGTTGTTGCATTTGCAAATGACCCCTTTAGGAACTTCAGAAGTGAAGGAGACACTCAGTTCATCGTTGACGCAATGTTAGCTAAACCAGGACCGTCTTGGGATGATTTTGTGGAGTGTTTAAATGGTGGTTCTATCTTTGCAATTATCACAGCAAGAGGACACAACCCCGAAACACTTAAAGAGGCGACATACAATTACATTGTTACAAATCACAACGGTATTTCAAAACAAGAATGTATTTCAAATTTAAAAAAATTCAGAAACATTGCCGAAGAAGGTGAAATGGACGGAAATGAAATTATTATGGAGTACCTTAATATGTGTAAATTTCACCCTGTAACTTTTGGTGAAGGTTCTGCGACGAACCCTGAGGAAGGAAAAATTAAAGCCCTAAGAGAATTTATCTCACACGTAAAAGAAATGTCATCAAGGTTAGGTAAACAAGCGTTCTTCAAGAACGATGTGAAAAACAGATTTATACCGGAAATTGGATTTTCTGATGATGACCCTAGAAATATAGAAAAGATAAAGCAATTCTTAGATACTGAATACTCAGATAAACCAGTAAGAACTTATTTAACTAAAGGAGGAGAAAAAAAAGAAATATAATTTATTTAAGTATTGCTGGAGCTGGATATACATAATCCAAAATTTCCGGAATAAAGTAAATAGAAAAATTTTTCGACATCCGTGTATTTATAAGTAAATAAATTAAAAAAACGAAAACTAAAAAAAAATACTATGGCTGATTTATTAATGAAAATGCCGATGCCTTACGAACCAAAACGTAAAAATAGATTTATCTTAACGTTCGATTCTTCTTTGGGCATCAATTCTTGGTTTGTAGAATCTACAACAAGACCACAAATTACAATCAATCCTGTTGAAATTCCATTCTTAAACACATCTACTTACGTAGCGGGTAGATTCACGTGGAATACAATAAACGTTACATTCCGTGACCCAATTGGACCATCAGCTGCTCAAGCACTTATGGAGTGGGTACGTCTACATGCAGAATCTGTTACAGGTCGTATGGGATACGCAGCAGGTTATAAGAAAAACATTTTCTTGGAAATGTTGGACCCAACAGGTGTTGCTGTTGAAAAATGGATTTTACAAGGAACATTCTTAACGGATGTTAACTTTGACTCTTTAGGCTATTCAGATGACAATTTAGCAACTATCTCAGCGACATTACGTCCAGATAGATGTGTTTTAGTTTATTAATAGTATTTACGAAAAAATCAGTGTAGTTATATTTAACCATAGGGGAAACTCTATGGTTTTTTTTTTAATATGACAGATTACTCACAATATTTACAAGAAGGTTTTAATTTACCTCACGATGTAGTTGAACTACCATCTCGTGGAAAATTCTATAAAAATAAAAAATCAGCCTTAAAGGTTGGTTACCTGACTGCCATGGATGAGAACATCCTTTTGGCTGATAATAGAAATAATGATATCATTTCAACACTTTTGAGAAACAAAATTTACGAACCAGATTTTCATCCCGATGAACTTTTGGATTGTGATATTGAGGCTATCCTTATTTTCTTAAGAAATACTGCTTTTGGTTCGGAGTACAAATTGATACTAAGAGACCCAAAAACACTTCAAGAGTTTGAGGTATCGACACAACTTGATGAATTAAACATCAAAAAACCTTTACACGAACCTGATGGTGATGGTCTATTTACGTTTATATTACCTGTTGGTGGACAGACAGTAAGATGTAAAATGTTAAATGGTTACGACCAAAAAGAGTTGAAAAAATTCGAGGACGCATACCCAAATGGAGTTGTTGCTCCGGTTCAAACCAAAAGACTCGAAATGCAGATTATGTCAATTGATAATACATCTGATAAAGGTGACATTGCAAAATACATCCAACAGATGCCAATTGCAGATTCAAAATTCATAAGAAATTCGTTAAAAGATTCTGAACCTAGATTGGATTTGGAACGAGTATTTACAGCCCCGTCAGGAGAAAAAGTGAGCGCCAGAGTCACTTTCGGGGCCGAATTTTTTCGTCCTTTCTTCTAATTACAGGCAAATTATGATGGATGAGTTTTATTACTTATCCAAGTACGTTCATTTCTCATATAGTGATATGATAAAGATGCCAATATTTGAAAGAAAATACTTTATTAATAAGCTTGTAACTGAGTTTGAAAAAAAGAATGAACAAGCTGAACAGTCAAGAAATAAAAGATAAGGTATTTATCTAAAAAAACTAAATGTTTTTACAAGACACAACATCAACAGGAGGAGGGGGGGGACCCTCAATCAGTGACGCATTAAATGCTGTCAAAGATTCTCAATTTATGCCAAGTCAATGAGGGAACAGTTTGCTAAGGCAACAATGGATGTTTTACAAATTGGTGGAAATTTAGATGACGTAGCTAACACATTTCTAGCAATCAACAAAGTTATGGGAAAAAACACTATGTTATCTGCTCAAGAATTATCAAACATGGTTGCTTTACAAAAATCTGCAGGTATTACTGCAGATGAAATGGGGTCTCTTATTGAGGCATTTGATAGTATAGGTGTTGGTGTTGAGGGTGCTGTAAGTTCTATTGATGACATGGCATCTAAAGCACGTAGTTTGGGATTGAATGTTAATACATTTTTAAGCACTACGGCTAAAAACTTAAAATTAGTTAACTCTTACGGATTCAAAGATGGTGTTGATGGACTAACACGAATGGTTGCCCGTGCACAAGCACTTCGTATTGATATGTCATCAGTAAAAGGTCTTGCTGCTGATTTATTGAACCCTGAAAAGGCGGTAGAACTTGCCGCTGAGTTCCAAAATTTAGGTGGTGCCATCGGAGCATTAGGTGACCCGTTCCAACTTATGAACTTAGGTCAAAATGACATGGAGGGTTTACAGAATGCTATTATTAATGCAACAAAGGCTTCTGTACAATTTAATGGTCAAACAAAACGTTTTGAAATATCTGCACTTGAAATGAGAAGATTAAGAGCGTTTGCAAGCGCTACGGGTGCTGATTACGAACAACTTGCGGATAGTGCGGTAAGAGCGGCTAAAGAAACCATGGCGTTTGAAGACATTAAATTCTTGGATGTTGATTCAGATAAAAAACAACTTATTGCTAATTTAGCTAAACTTAATAAAGACGGTAAATTAGAAATCCAACTTCCTAATATGGATAAAGCTGTCGAGTTAACTGAATTAAATGCAAAACAAATTGAGGATGCATACGGCGAATTACAAAAACAACAAGAAACTGGTGAGTTAGATGCTTTAGGTGTTGCCAGAGCACAACTATCAACACTTGAACAGATTGTAGTTACACTTAAAACACCTGCGGGAAAATTAGCCGCGAACATAGCCGGTGGACAAAACTACGAAAAGGTGAGTCAAAATGCAAAAAACTTATCTCAACAAGTTCAGCAAGGGTTAGAAACGTTATTGACGGAAGAAAATTATGAAAGTATTAGTAATTTACTAAGTCAAAAAATAAGTAATACATTAGAACAAATTAATTTTTCATCGTTTGAAACGTTAGGTGCCAGTGTTAGTGATTTGGCACAAGAACAATTGATTAATGTTTTTCAAAGAATAAGAACAACATTACTAACACAAGGACCTTTAACAACTAATGCTGTTCCGTCAATGGTTCCACAAACAACAAGTAGTCCTGTAAATAATATGACCCCCACTACAAATGCTACCGCGTCTATTAATGTTGAAAACGTGGAAGTAATACATAAAGGTACCGTTGAAATTAAAGGATTACAAGAGACACTCAACATCGCATCTTTAAGTCAGTCACAATTACAAGAGTTGGGTACAAAAATTAAATCAGCAATGGGAAGTCAATTCCTTGCTACGGGATAATAAAAAATCCAATTGAACCTATTTATTGATAAATACAAAATAGATGGAGAGCCCATTATCGTTCAAAGGAACAGAAAAGTTTAGAAAAGATTTACTTGTTAAGAATTTACCACCTTACAAGACAAATAACTTTTCTTCGGTTGGCAATGCTGGTGATGCAGAATTTAGACTAAGAGAATTTAGTGTTGTTGATTCACCAACTCTTGATGAGGTGCAAGATGTTCAAGAACAAAAACTATATGTTAAAAATGCGTATGGACCTGGTAATAGTTCAGGATATGGTGCTACTGTTGATATTAATAAAGATTATGGGACACAATCAAATTTAGGTCCTTACAGTAATAGTGGTGGTGAACCCGGTAAAACAACTGAACAATCACAAAAAGATGCATATATTCAGAACACATTTGGTCCTGAAGACGGTTATATTTATGCTCCGACAATACAAAATGTACATAAAGTAATAGCCGAAAAAGATTCATATTTTAATTATATATCGTCCGTTTATCCATTATCGAGTCTTTTCTTAAGTGAAAATCCGAGAGGTAGTAATGGGTCGTTAGCACAAGATTCACCTATGATTCAAATAGCTGCTCAGTCTTTAAGGGCAGAATTACAATATAGGATTGCACAAGAAACTTATGAGAATACTTTCGGTAGAG